CGGCATCGCCGACACACGCCGCAGCTGGGCGGACGGCCCGGCCGGGAGCGGGTCAGCCCCGTTCCACGCGTGCTGTGCGGCGTGGCTCCCGGCGGCGGCCTGGGTCGCCCCCGTCCCGAGGGACCGCATGCTCGGGGTTCCCGCCGCGGCGTTCGCCGGGGGAGCCGGGTTGACCAACATCCACGTCCCACCCGTGTCCCACCACAAAGACCCGGTGTCGGTGCTCATCCACACCCGGCCGGACTTCCCAGCCGCCGGCCGCAGGGATTCCGCACCCGTCAGGTAGATCACGCCCTGTGATTCCATCGCCCCGGCGATCGCCGCGAGATGCGACCGGTAGGTGAAAGCGTCGGTCAGCTGGTCCGGGATCTGAATGCCAGTGCGGGTAAGGGTCTGCATGGGCGTGTCCTTCGGCTAGTGGTCGGACTCGGCGTCACCGACGGTCGCGTAAGCCGCCTCGGCGGCCCCCACGGTGGCGTAAAGACCCTCGACGCGGCCGATGGCCTGGCCGGTCAGGACCTGGAACGCCAAGACGACCATCGCGGGGGTCTGACTGCGGGCCGCCGCCTCGGACGCCGGCGGGTTGGGGCACTCGTCGGCGTAGACCTGCACGAGGAGGCGGTAGGCGCTGCCGGCGCGTTCCGTGATCATCACGTTTCGTCCGCCAGTGAGGGTCGCGGCGACGGCGGTACGGATCGACGCGGGACGGCCGCGGCGCAGCACTTGGTGGTCCTTGATCTGCTGGCGGGTCACGCCCGCGACGGCGGGCGCCCCCGTCCACTGCGCCAGCCACACAAGCGAGTCCGCCGGGGCCCGGTCGGGAGTCAAAGCCGCGACCCACTCGTCCGTGTCTCCGATGCCGCGCGCGACGGCGGCGTGGCGCTCCACAGCCACCGTCGCGGCGCGGCACAGAACCCGAAGCAGGCTGTCGCTCGCCTGGCCAGCCCCAAGCAGGGGCGCTAGGCGTTCCAGCAGCAGGTCCCCCACCGCGGTAGGTTCCGGGCCGGGGTCACCAACCGGGACCGTGCCCGGGGGTGGTGGGGGCGGTGGGGGTGGCGGGGCGACCGGTGTGCCGGTCAGGATGGTGAGCAGGGTCATCTAGACCCCCATGCTCGCGCCGAACCGCGCCCGCCCCTTGACCGCCGCGGCAGGCAGCACCCGGACGCCGTCAACGCTAGACCCGGCCCCACTCAGCATCACGCCGACGCGGCCTGTCGTGAACGTCGTGTCGGTGACCTCACTCCCGATCTGCGTCCACACGCCACTGACCGTCTTCCACAGACTGATCTTCCCGTCCGGCATGACCCGCAACCCCAGCCCCGCCCCCGCGACCCACTCAGCGGTGCCGGTAATGAGCGCCGCCGACTCGGACCCCGCCACCATCTTAGTAAGGACGGTCTGGTCGTTCCCGCCGCCCGTGTAGGCGTTGATCGTCACGAGGTATCCGTTGTGGGTCGAGCCCGCCCCCGGGGCGGAATGCAGCACGTACAGGCGGGCGTAGCGTGTCGCGGCCGCCGACGGGTGCGTCACCCCGTCCAGGATGAAGTCAAGGCCCCCGGCCGCGACGACGTCGTACACCGTCGTGTGAATGTTGTTGCTGAAACTGCCGTCGGCCTCCCCCGTGACAACTTTCCCGGATGAGACGCTCAGGCTGCCGTCGCTGACCCATGGGCCAGCCTGCCACGCGCCGTTGAGCGTCGTCAGGGTGCCATCCGCGTAGGAGAACGTGTCGGTGAACGTCGCGGGTGTGCCGGTACCGAACGCGCCGGGGGTGCCACCGCCACCGCCACCACCACCCCCACCGCCACCGAAGCCGGGTTGGATGCTGTCGGGTCCGACCTGGATGCCGGCGGCGTTGGCGTCCAGGTACGCGGCGCTGCTGGCCTCTAGGGTGAGGTCCCCGTTTGAGGCGTCGCGGTAGCCGGGGCTCGTGCTGTCCGACCCGAGAATCGCCCCCGCGGTCTGGTAGCGTGTCCCGCCGCCGGGCTTCAAACGGCCCGTCGTGCCGGCGCCGCGGTAAAGACCCGTGTTACGAACCCAGTTGTCGGCGGGGTCCAGGGTGGAGTGCGCGTCGTACCAGTCGACGTGATAGAAGCTTGTGCTGCTCGTCTTGTCGGACGCCAAGCAGTTCTCAACGTCGACGCAACTAGTAGCGCCCCACCATCCGGTGCTCGAATCGCCCGCCTGATCGGCGGCACTGAAAGTCACCAGGCTCCCGCACCGCACCGCGACGTTCTTGCGGAAAACGCCGCCCGAGCCTTGGGTGTAGCCATGCAGCACGAACCCCGAGACGTCCTCGAAAATGGATTGCTCGATGAGGTATCCGCGGGTGCCAGACCTGGACGTGTAGCCCCCCGAGTACCACGTCTTCTTCGCGTAGATCGAGTGGTCCTGCATGTTCCCCGCCTGGCCACATCCGGACACGCGCGAGCGGCGAAGCACGAAGTTCATCCCCCCGCCGCCGTAGAGCGTGAACAGGATCGACCGTCCGCCGTCGCTGCGGCGCGCCGCGAACGCACAGTCCTCAACGGTGACGTCTGCCTTGTCTTGGTATGCGTGGTTGATGCCCGCATATCCGCGGGTGTCGAAGAAAAGGCCCTGCCAGGTCATGCCCGCATAGTTCCCGATCGGGGCGGCGATGCGGGTCGGCATCCCCTGGCCGCGGTACCCGCGGGTTCCGGTGACCGCCATCCAGGGCGCAAGCCCCGCCGAGCGCACCGTGATACCAGCCCGGCCGTAGCATGCCGTGTAGTTCGCGCCGGTCAGCTCAACAATGTCACCGGATGCGCTCGCGTTGACCGCTGACTGGAACTCCGCGGTGGTAGCCGCCTGGCGGACGGTCACCGCTCACACCTCGATGTAGACGACGCCGACGCCGACCTGGCTCCCGGTACTGGTAGTGACCGCCAGTCCCTCACCGACGCCGGTCTGCATGTGGCCGACGTGACTAAACCCGCTTGACCACGTCGCCCGGGCGTCAAGCTGGTATGTCTCACTGACGGCCGTCCCCGCCCCGCCGGGCTTCGTGTTGAACGTCGCGTTGGTCGCTGTTGCCGCGACGTTCAAGCGGTAGGACAGCACCCGGATGCGCTTGCCTGCGACCGCCGCGACGATGCTGCTGTCGGTGCTGGACGCCGCGACGTTCGCGAAAGCGAACTTCGGTGTGGCGACGGTGGTGCCGACCATGATCGCGTCCGTCGCGAGGGCCGCCGAGACCGTGTCGGTCGTGCGGCTACTCGACGGCTGGCTGGACACCGTGACGGCCCCAGAGACCGCCACCGTCCCACTAACCACCGACGACACCGGCAAGCGGTTCGTCGCGTCCACCATCGTAGCCACCCCATCGGCACCGAAAGCAGGCTTGACAACCTGCACCCGCTCCCCACCGACATCGTCGCAGGCGATGAGCTTGCTGGCATCCCCGGGGTTCACGGACTCAAAGGCCATGCGTGGTCCTCCCAATTGTGTGGCGTTGGCAGTGCGTGGCCGCTCGCGGGCGGCGGGGTCGTGCTAGGTGGTCGGGGTGATGGTCCCGACGGGGGCCTGCGGGGAGGGCAGACCGACACGCCCCGAAAGGGTAAGGTCTCCGGCCCCGTTGACCTGGACGGTCGTGACGGTCCGGACGCCATCAACCTGATCAATGAGGGCGATCAGGTCGTTGACCCGCACTACGGTTTCGTTGACCCACACCCGGGAGGCATCCGCGCCTTCCGCCGTCCGTGGGATGCCCCACTGGGCAGGGTCCAGGAACGCGAGGATCGCAGAGTCAACCCGGGTTTCGACCTCCGACGGCGTCCACCCCGGGTAGCACGTCGCCGCGTACGTGACCGTGACGTTGGTGTAGGTGGGGGAGGCGACACTCGCTACGAAGTTCGCTTCGCGCATCGCCTCCAGGGTGGCCTCCACCTGGGACCGGACGGCCGGTGCCACCGGCTGCCCGGCGGGGTCCGTGACCGCCACCCCCACCATACGCTCGTTCCCGATGGTGTTCGCGGTGGTGTCCCAGCCCTCGATCGCGACAGCCCGGCCGACACCAGGCACGCGAAGCGCCACCGCCTGGAAATCACCGGGAAGCACCGGGGTGTTCTGAACCCTGATCTCGTCGGGAAGCCGCGCGAGGTAGGCGTCATCCGTCTCGCCGTCCTCCCCCCCGGTGGTGGGGGTCGCTTGCGTCACGGCCGTCACCCAAGGAAGTGTGCTGTCGATCAGCTCGGGGCCGGTCAGCCCGTTGCCGTCGGCGCCGGGGGTGGTGGCCGTCACGACCACACCCGACACCGTGGACACACCGGATGGGAGGATGGTATCCGTGACGGTCGCGAAAACCACCACATCACCCGCACTGCGGTATCCGACGAGGGTCCCGGCGGGAATGACGTGCCCCACCGTGTCGGAAGCCGTCCACGTCGTCACCCCCGACGCGGGGGCGGCGTCGATCGGGGCGACCCCGAAGATGTGCAATCCGGCGTGACGGAAAAGGCTTGTGCGGACGTCCGTCGATGCCTGCACCATCTCCGCGACGATCTGGCCGAGAGATTCGATGAGGAGCCAGTCGAACCCGCCGGGCTGGGGGTCCCACGAGGGGTAGTCGGCACGGATTCGGTCCACAGCGACGCGCGCCAAGTCCTCACCCGTCACGGGCCGGGGGTAGACGACGTAACCCATCAGGCAACCTCGATCGCGGCGCGGGCCTCATAGTCGCGGGCGATGCCCACCACGTCGACGTTGACGCCCGGCACGGCCCTGGGCTCCCACCGGCCGATGGCCTCCACCACGTCCGTGGCGAGCGTCTCGCCCCGCGTGAACGTCGCGTCCGGCACCCCGAACCCGGGGTCCTCATACCGGGCCCCTTGGCGGTGGCGGATCACGGCATGCACGCATCCCGCGACCTCCGCGGGCGTGTCCTGGTCCACGGCGGCGAGGCCCCCCGTCTTGGAGACCACCAGGGGGTAGCGGATGTGCGGGGCGATCACGCGGGCCTCCAAACAGGCATCCAGGGGTTGCCACGGTCGTCGAAAACGACGAGGCAAGACGCGCCGACGGTGGGCAGGGCTGTGCCGCGCGGCATCCACGGCACCGCCTCGTAGACCACCTCGGGGTCGGCGTCAAGCGCCACGTCAGCCGTGTCGGTGAGGATCGCCGGGGCGCGGGTCACCGAGGCCGCGTAGGCGCCGGCCGACGGCATGATCGGATCGTCGAGACCAAGCAGGATCACGTGCGCCCTCCTAGGTGCCGGGGTAGTGGCGCGGCTGGAACCCCGCCGTTGATCGCATCCCGTCGCGCCATCGGGCACCGCCGCCCTCATAGCCGCCGGACTCGAACCGGGACTGCGGGAACCCCTTGAACTCGGCGAACGTGTGTGCCTGATGGGCGTCGGAGTGCGTCTTGACCCAGACGGTGAGACTGGCTCCTTCCCCGGGCTGACCCCACCGGGAAAGGCCCCATGTGTCCAGGTGGCCGGATGCCATCTTCGCGACGGTCAGCATCCACGACACGGCGCCACTGCAATCCCACGGTCCGGATGCCCCGAAGCCACCCCACCCGTATCTGGTGTGCAACCCGGCCATGCGGTTCGCCTCGTTGTACGCAGCGACCACCAACCCTGATGCGCCCGCCGCACCCGTGACCGTGGACGGTGCGGTCGCGGCCGCCTGGAACCGCTGGTAGTTGTCATGCACGACCCGCACGTACTTCTGGGTCTCAGCGTACGGGGGCACACCGCCGTAGCGTTTCACGGCACCCGGCCCGGCGTTGTACGCCGCGAGCGCGAGACGCACATCCCCGCCGAACGCGGCGAGATGCTGCTTGATGTAGCGGGCACCGCCGAGCATGTTCTGCCACGGGTCCGTGGGGTCCACCCCGAGGCCCCGGGCCGTGTCGGGCATGAGCTGCATCAAACCAATGGCCCCGACGTGAGACCTCGCCCCCTGGTTGTAGCCCGACTCCTGCTTGCAGATCGCGGCGAGCAGCGAAGCAGACACCCCGGTCTCCTGCGCAGCCCTCGTGATCAGGGCCGCGATCTGCGGGGGGGCGTCCCCCGTCGCGGACCCACCGCCCGCAACCCCACCCACGAACTCCATACCCGACCTGGTGGCCTGCTCCGTCTCGGGGGCGGGCTCCGGCAGCCTTGGCCGGCGGCGCGTCAACCCAACCTCGACGTGGGGGCTCCACAACGACCGGCGGGTGGTTTCCACCAGCCACGGGCCCGATCCCGCACCGAACCCGGTGAGCATCACCCGCGACCCGGGCGGGATCGCCCACCGCTCCGCAAGGCACGTCAGCGTCGCCGTCGCCACCCGCATCCCGGTGTCGTGGTCGAACACCAGGTCCTCGATCCAGTCCGCGGACGTGCGCACGGCGGACAGTAGGGGCGGCTGGGCCATGAGGTGGTCGTCCGAGACGAACCACACCGCACCGGCGACCTCGTAGCACCGCCAGCCGACTTCCTCCGCGAGGCGCTGCAACGCCGTCCACGACGACTCCCGGGTGCCGCCTTCGCCGCGGCGGAACTCGTACGGTTGGACGCGGCCGGCCTGGTCGGGTTTCGCGACCGGCTGGCGCAGGCGCAGCTCGGGTACCACCGCCGGCACGCCGGGGATCTCACCGATCAGTTCCGCGGCGAATCGTGCGCGCGTCATCTGGACGGTGCGGCGCGCCTTGCGGGGCTTGTTCGGCACCCTGAGGGCCGCGACGGGCCACGGCTCAAACGTCGCCTGAAGCCGCTGACCCGACTGGCGGGACACGGCGGCAAGCGTGAACGGCAGGCCGTCCACGGTCAACATCGACCGTGCGGTGAAGAACGGGCTTGTCGTCCACCGCCACTCCGGATCGGCGAGCGTCAAGGTCAGCGATGACGATCCGGTGATCGTCTGGTCAATGGTGGCGTCGGTGACGTCCCGTTCGATGTCGTCGACGCGCAGCTCCTGGGTTGACAGCGTCAGGCTGTCGAGGCTGAACGGGCGTCCCCCCGCGTTCGCGCGGCGCTGCGGGGCAGCGGCACGCTGCAGCGCCTGGCGGGGCGTCATCGTCGTCACGGCACCACCACCACCGTGCCCGCCTTGATCGGCCGGCCGGGGCGCACCCCCGGGTTCAGGGCTCGCAGCACCCCGACACGCTTCGGCGACCCCAGCTCACGTCGCGCCACCCTCTCCAGCGTGTCCCCCGGGGCGGCGAGGATGATCCGCCGTGTCGTCGGGTTGCCCCGCACCTTCACGACCGTGGGCTCGTCGTCCGGGGACTCCATGAGCGTCACCGTCACGTCCTGGCGGGCGAGGCGCCCGTCCACGGTGAACAGCTGGCCGTCACCCCACTCGACGGACTCCACGACCCACTGCCGGGCGGCGTCGAACGGCAGCCGGGGGCCACGGCACACCACCACGGGCGGTGTCGCCGCCTTCGCGGGCCGGCGCATCAACCCCATCAGCGTGTCCACCGCGGTCTGCATAGACCCGTCGGGCCACCCGTCCAGCAGCAGGGGCAGCACGACCCGGTCAAGGGGCTTTCCCGTCCACTCCGGCATGGCCTTCGCCAGCGGCCGGCCGGTCTCCGTCCATCCGCTGTCGCTGGACACCACCACGGGTCCCGTGATGAATGCCGAGACGCTCACGGCACCCGCGGAGATCGTGACGTCCGGGTCGGTCACCGGCGCGCCGCCTTCCGGGCGACATGGCGCACCGTGCTGCGGGCCACAACCTCGCCGTCAAGGTGAGAATGGACGTGAACGACGATGTCGCCGCCGCCGGGTGCGCCGAGTTCCTTGCTCGACTTGCCTTGGTTTCGGACCTTGGCGTTGGGGACCGTCACGCGGGGCGCATTCTGCGCCAAAGCACGCTGCCCGGCCTGACGGACGGATAGCACGGTCTGGCCAGCGTCGAGGGTCTGGGCCTGGCCGGGAGCGAGACTCGCCGCCCACTCCACCGCGTCCTTCGCCTTCCCGAACAGGTCGACGATCTTCCGCAGGATCGGGCCGATGATTGACCATGCCTTCGACGCGGCCGCGCTGATCCCATACCAAGCGCCCTGGATGAAAGGGAACACGTCGCGGGCCGCCTCGCCGAGCTTGTCGACGATGCGGCGGAAGGTCGCGCTGTTCTTGTACGCCGCGATCAGGCCGACCACCACCACGGTGAGGGCCTTCGCGATCATGCCCCACGGTGACGCCGTCGTCGCGATGTTCAGGGCGATGACGGAGGCCGTGAGGACACCCACCGCTACCTTGCTGTGGCTCAGCCACTCGACGACGGTCTGGATGGTGTCCACCGTCCCGGAGAGCGTGTTGCGGGCGACTTTCCACCAGCCATCACCGGTGCGCAGTTCCTGCATCGCGCCCGTCACGCCCATCTGGAGTTTCAGCAGCCACGGCACGACGTTCCGGCCGATGACTAGCTGGAAACCGAGCATCGCGATGCTTGCCTCACGCTGCGCGGCGATCATCTTCTTCGTCTCATCACCAGAGACGCCCGACGTCACCCCGTACTTGTCCATCAGCGCCTGCTGCTCACGAATCGCCTTCGACCCGCCCACCAGGAGGGGCCCGAGGGCCTGCGCGCCACGGCCGAACAGCTTCTGCATGATCGCCGCGCGCTTGGTGTGATCCGTCATACGCGACAGGCCGTCGCCCATCTCCATCAACACCCGGTTCGTGTTCCCGGACGCCAGCGTCGCCCGGGACACGCCCAGCTCACGGAACATGCCGGCCGCGTCGCTCGTGCTGTCCTTCGCGGCCAGCATGTTCCGGCCCAACGTGGTTAGCGACATGTTGAACTTCGCGACGTCGATGCCGCGGCTCTTGATGATGCCGGCCCACCGGGCCACGTCCTTGTCGGACCCACCCATCGTGCGGCGCAACGCGAGGAACGTCTTGCCGAGGTCCTCGGTGGTGGTGATGCTCGCCCGGATCTGCTGGACGGCGGCGAACGCCCCCGTGAAAGCCACCGCCCCCTTCGCCAGGCCCCCGAGCTTGCTCGTCAGGCCACCCGCGGCCTTCCGGGCCAGGCCCCACGCCCGCGTTGTCGAATCAGACGAGCGGGAAACCCGATCCGTGCCGCGCTCCACGTCCGACAGGCCCTTGGTGACCTCGCGGACACCCATGATGCGGGCCCGGATGGTGGCCTCTGTGGTGCTCACGGTATCTGGCCCCCTTCCCACGTGGCGTGCGCGATGCGGGCCGCGAGGGACCGCTGACGGTCAGCGTCAACCCTGATGCCCTCGTTGATGACTGCTTCCGCGACGATCTGCTCCACCGGGTCGCGGGTAGTGAGATATCGCCAGGGGTCAAGGCCGACCGCGCCCGCGACTGCCGCGGCGACGATGGACGGGTCGGCCGCTATTCCCCCGACAGCTCCTCCGCGGCCTCGCCGTGCTGCTCCCCACACCATGCAACGAAATCCGCGGCGAACGCCGTCACGGCAAGCTCAGGGTCGTGCGCGGCACCGAAAAGCGTCACCAGGGCATCACGGGCGTTCTTAGGGGGCGTGCCCCACCCGAGGGCGTCGGCGAGGTCCACCCCAACCCGGGTGGGGGTCTCGCGCAGCGGCACCAAGTCACCGTCAACGCGGATGAGGAAGTCGCGGCACCCGTGGATCACGGCGTCAGCGAGGGGACCGAAGTCCCCCTTCTGGACGGCATCAATGAAGCCGCTAGCCCGCCGGAACCCGACGGGGCCGAGGCGCATCACCAAGTCCCCGGCGTACCCCGGCACGTCCATGTCGGTCGTGCGGGCCTCCAACGCCTGCGCGTGGCGGGCCTTGATCCGGTCAAGGACACTCTCGCGTGTGTCGGTCACTGGACGCTCGTGACACCAACGACGAAGCTAAACATCGCGTCGCCGGATTCGTTGCTGTTGGCGTCCGGGTCGGTGACCCCCTTCAAGCGCCCCATGTACGTCTTGACGCGGCCGAAGGGCGCCCCGTGCTCGTCTTTCTGCTGCTTCGTGACACTGACCTGCGCCCGCCCGCACAGACTGTTCATCTGGACGTTCAGGTCCATGTCGTTGTCCCAGATTCGGGTAACGGTCAGGTCCTCGAAAGTCGCCGGTCCGCCGCGATCCATGAGGCTGCCGTCGCCGCGACGGTAACCGCGGGTGTCGGCAGTGCTGCCCCCACCCGAAGCGGTGTCCCACACTCCGATGCTCACCCCGTCCATGGTGGCCGTGATCAGCCACTGCTCCGGACCCGTGCCCTTGCCCATGTGATCGTCTCCTCTGGTTAGGCGGCCTGGCGGGCCGACAGGCTCATCGTCACGCGCTCCGCGACGGGGGAGATGACGACGCTCACGCTCGCCCGCAGGTCACCCGCGGCCTTCGTCGCCGGCGTGTTCACCCCGTCGGACGCGTCGACCGTGAACGCCTGCTCCGGCGTCGCCCCGTACAACACGCCGGCGTTGTAGGCGGCCAGGCAGATCGCCCGCAGGTCCGCGGCGGCGGCGGCCTGCGTCAGGCCGGCCCCGTCGATCGTGGCAAACACGTACGCCTTCAATGCGTGCTCGAGGCGGGCCCGGAGGGCCATGAACACCGCGACCCCGTGGTACTGCCGCCACACGCCGGTGCCGGCCCCGACGTCGCCGTACACGGTCACGGCCCCGTCCTGCAGGATGTGGACGGTCACACCCGCGTCGTTCAGGGTGCCACGCTCGGCGTCGGTGAACCGGGTGGCGGGCATGATCGCGAACCCGGGGAGCTTGCCGCGATCCCCCGCCGGGGGAGGCGCGCCCCACGGGTAGGACTCCGTGGCGCGGGCGGCTGCGGCGGCCTGTGTCGCCGACGGTGGGATTCGGCGGGTCGTCCCCGCCGCCACACCCCGGCAGATCGTCCACGGTGCCAGCGGCATGCCACGCCACCCGGACGCAACCGACGCGACCGACGCCGCGTAGCCGGTGATAGTCGCGACCGTCGCGGTGTCCGGGGCGTCCAGCAGGGCGGCACGGTTCGCCTGGACCGCGTGGTCCGTCACCGCCGTCGCGATCGCCGTGGTCGTCACCCCGGGGGCCGACACGAACCCGGGCCCGAGGTCCCGGGTGAAACGGGCGAGGGCGTCCGTGTATCCCTGCGTCACGATCCCCGTGTGGTCGTCGTCGCCACCTACGAGGGCCGCGGCGGCCGCGACGGCCGGGTCGTTCGCCCCCGTCGCGGCCACCCGAATGTATGAGCTGCCCAACGCCCAAGTCGCGGCGGCCGCGTTGTCCACCAGGTCCGGGGAGCGCTCCACCTCCACGCCCCCCTGGGTGACGACCAGCACGTAGCTTCCGCCGGTGGTGCCGGCCACGACCTGCACCGACAGGCCCGCACCCCACGCCCCCGGGTTCGCCGCGGACACGGTGATCGCCGGGGCGGCACCCGCGTCGTTCAGGACCTTCGACGCCGAGGTGGGGGACGGCCCCACCACGCGCGACACCATCATGCGGGCGCCACCCAACTGGAAGAACGCCTCGACGGAGTCGTACAGCATCGACCAGGCGACCCGGTCACCGAACACGGCGCGGAACGTGTCGAGGCTCCGGACCTCAACGGGCCGGTCGATGGGACCGCGGTCGGTGGCACCGACGACGAACCATGTGCCGATGCTGGTGGGGGCGCCGGCGGTCGCGACCGTCTGCGACTCGGTCACGTATGTACCGGGGGCGAGAGCCACGGTCATCCCTCCTTCGTGCGCTTGCGGGTAGGCTGGATCGGGGTGATCACCCCGGAGTCGATGAGGGCGGCGTCCTGTGGGTCCAGGTCGCCGGTGATGGTGAAGACCTCGCCGGGGGCGACCGGACGGCCAGATGCGAGCGTGACCGGCGTGGTGCCCGTGTTGATGTGGTCGGTCATGGCTGGTTGGCCTCCCCGAGGATGGTGGTGGTCTGGATGGTCGAGTCCGCCGGCCACGGGTCGTGCGGGGGCGGCGGCGGGGTGGGCATCACCCGCGGGGCGTGGCTCACCACGTCCGCGATGTGAACCCGGATGTTCACCGTCACCATCCCCAGCGTCCGGGCCGCGTCCGCGAACACGGGCTCGTACTGCTCACCGGCCCAGTCCATCCGGTCGCACGCACCCCCCAAGGTGGGGTGCGTGACCAGCACGGAGCGGATCGCGGCACCGTAGACGTGGCAGACGCGGCGTGTGTTGTCGTGGCTGTTCGCGGAGGCGATGACCGACACGGCAAGGCGCCACCACGCCGACCACCGGCCACGGCCGTCCCGCGACGGATCCCCATCGGTCCCCGTGGACACCACGAGGATCGCCGGGAGCGGTAGCTCATCCCAGGTCGTCACGGCACTGAAAGTCTCGACCGTGCGGGGGTCCGGGGGCCACGGGTCACCCGCCTGGTGGCCCTCCTGGCGGGCGACCTCCGCGATGTGGTACGGCAGCCACTCGGAGAGGACCGCCTCCGCGGCCCGCTCCAAAACCCCACCCGACACGATCCGCCCGAAGCTCACCGGCCGCCACCCATGATGTGATCAAGGATCATGTCCGCGATCGGGGTGATGTCGGCGGGGACCTGCACGGGGTCACGCCCCTGGTGTCGGCTCAACGCGGCGACCGGGGCACGCGTCCCGAAGACCAGCTCGGTGGGCGTCATCCGCTCCACATGCCGGCGGTCACGGCGGGTCGTGACGCTGCGCATGAGCTGCCCCCGCCGCACCAGGATGTCGGCCGGCAGGTTGTCCCGTCGCTTGCGCTCCACGGTGGACTGGGCGAGCGGCCGCCAGGGGTGCGGAAGGTTCCGGCCCCCCGCGCGGAACGCCTGCCGGTGCTGACCGGCCAACCAGTTCGCAACACGGGGCCACACGGGGCGCATGTCCACCACCCGGTCCCGCATCCCGTGGGCCATCGCCACCACCTCGCGGGTGTCGGCGGTGACCTCTACGGCCACTGGTCCACCCACTGCGCGGATGCGGCACCGACCCGCATCGACCCTAGGCTGCGCCCACCCCCGGCACGAGACGCCGCCGAGTAGCTCGCCTGGTTCTTCGCCAGGGCGGCAAGCGCCACGTCATATAGGCGCCCGAAACGGGCGGCCGGCCCCTCCCCGTCATTCTGTTCGGGGAAGTACGACTGCTCGATCAGTTGGGCGACACCGTAGATGATGACCATGCGGGCCTCGTCGGCGATCACCGGGGGGATGTCCGGTCCACCGATCTGGGCCCGCACAGCACCAGACACCAGCGTGATCAGCTGATCGACTTCCGCGGCGGTTGGCCGCGTGTCAGACGTGAACGTACCCTCGTTGCCGACACGGTCACGTGTGCGGGCCCGCATGACCACCGCGATGTCACCGACACCGGGACGGTACGTGGTGGTCATCTCGACGGCCCCCTCTTACGCGTCCTTCTGGCGGGACCGGCGCTTGACCTCCGCCGGGGTCGCGACGTCCTCGTGCGACACGGGCAGCACGGCCGACACGGTGGTGCCGTCCGCCTCCACCGTCACCGCCGCCGGCTCCCGAACGGGCTCCGGCATCGGCGGCGGGAACTTTTCCTTGCCGACCTCACCGCGCTCGACGCGGAGGCTGATCTCGTCGGCCACGCCGGGACGGTCCCCACGCTGCATCGCGTCACCCTTGACGGTCTGCTCCCCCGTCTCGATGTTGCGACGGATCGCGACCTTCCCGCCCTCCGGTCCGGTGATCTCGAACTCCTCGAACCGAGGCTTGCCCGCCCCGTCCGCGTCGCCCTGCTCCGGGCTGATCGTGCGGGCCGCGGGGACCTTCTTGTCGTTCGTGCTCATGCGTTCAGAACCCCCTGGAGTCGGGCGGCCGCCTGGCCGCTGAAGACCGCCATCCCGCCGTACAGCTCGATGCGGGTGCGGTACACGGGCTTGTCGGACACCTCACCGAGGTCCCGGACCTGGATGCCACCGTTCCACAGGCCGGTGACGCCACCGTCCATCTCGTCCTGACCGAACCCGACGACGTAGATGCTGGAGCACGTCGTTCCCGCCCCGACCGTCTCGGACTGCGGCAGGATCTGGGTGGTGCCGTCGGACTTGGTGCCGATGTCAACCAGCGGGATTCCCTGATAGGTGGCCTCCTGCTTCTCGCCGACCCGGTCGTGGGCGATGTTCAGACGCCGGAAGCTCGAAAGAATCTTCGACCGGATCGCCGCGTTCGTGTAGATAACCGACGGGTTCTTCACCCGGGCGATGGTCGCGTCCAGCTGGTCGAGGAACGCCAGGCGGTCCGCGTCCGTGGTGCCGAGCACCGGGATGCCGTTCGTGCCGGCCGTGATGACCTGGGCGCCCACGAGGCGCTTCTTCAGCCCGTCGAAGCTGTTGGCGTCCACCGCGCTGTCGCCGTTGATGAACGCGTTCTGGAACTCGTAGCTGAGCGACTTCACCTTCATCGCGGTCTGCACGGCACGCTGGCTGTTCAGGTTCCCACGGGTCTGCACGATGAACCGGTCGACGTCCGCGTCGCCACCGAGGATCTTGATCGTCTCGGTGAGCTGGTTCACGGTGCCGGTCGACTCGATGTACGCGGCGTTCACGGCACGGAACGCGACGCCGGGCAGGGTGCCCTCGACGTTGTACGCGTACGCGTTGCCGGAAACGGTCATAAAAGGCAGGCGGTCGAGGACGACGCTGGACTGCACGAACGTCTCGACGACGCCGCGCTGCAGGTCGTCCTGCGACAGGGTCGCGGCCTGCGCGAGGGTAACGGCCACTATTGGCCTCCTTCTCTAGGTTCGGGCCGTCTTCGCGGCCTGGGCGTACGCCGCCTCAAGGCGCGGCGCACCCGGCGCGACGTTCGCGGCCGGGTTCGGTGTCTCCCCATCCCGGACGGGCGGGGTCGTGGGCCCCTCGCGGGCCGGCAGGTCCTCCAGAAGCGACGTCGCGTCGTCTTCCAACTCCTCCTCAGTGTCACCTCGGAGGCGGTCAATGAACTTTTCGGGGAGGCCGACGCGGCGGGCGACGCGCTCCCGGGCAAGCTGCATGGTAGCGTCCTTCAACGCCTGCTCGGCCTTCGCCGCCCGGTCGGTGACGCGCTCCAACTCGGTCTTACCGGCGGCCTCGAACTCGGTGACCTTCGCCTCGGCGGCCTTCGCCCGTGCCTCCGCCGCCCTGGCCGCCGACCGCTCCTTCTTCAGGATCGCGCGGACCTCGGGAGGTAGGTCACCATCCTTCGGGGTCGCGATCTGGTCCGTGTCGGTTTTCGCCTCGGGGTTGGTGGCGTCGTCGGTCGCCTGAACTTCTGGCGTGGTGGTGTCGTCGGCCATCGGGTGGTCCTCCCGTCTCGGGTTGGTGCGCCACACGCCCCCGTCGCGGAGGGGTGGCTATCGGGTGAAGCTCTTGAGGGGCCGTTGGGAAACGACGGTGGGCTGCCCGGGGCGCCGTGGGGATCGGTGCACCAGGTCCGCGAGGCCCACCCTCCCGGACCGCACAAGGTCGGCCATCGCGGCCCCGCCGCGCCCGTAGAAGAGGGCGTCCTGCTGGGCGGTGGTCATCGCGTCGAACCGTTGCTGGCCGGTGCGCATCACGGGGTCCGGCCCGTCGGTGACGGGCTCCATCCCGCAGAGGCAGTTCGGGTGCGCCTCGAAAACCTCATCGTCCGGGACGACGTCACCGGTCTCCAGGGCGAGGCACACCGCGCACGCCCCACCGTCCGCGACCCGCCGGTACCCGATGACATCAGGATTGTCGGCGACCTGGTCGGCTCCGCCTTGCCGCCATGACCGTGTCAACGCATCCGTGAGGATCCTGTTGACGGTCGCCGCCCGTGCCATCTCCGGGTTCGGGGCCTGCTTGGCGACCGTCCACCCGACCATGATGTCCCGCCGGATAGTGTCCGGACCCCTAGGTGGTGTGATCGTCGTGAGGGCGGCGGGATCCGCCCCGGCGAGCTGGGCGACGGTCTCGATCGTCGCCGCACCACGACGGTACGCGGCAGGCAGATGCCGGGCGGACGCCTGGGCGACGATGGCGGCCGCCTCACGCTCCCCAAGGCCGGCCGCCGCCCACGCGTACCGGCGCGTCAGGACGGCGAGGTCGGCGATCCACAGCGCCACACCCCGCACGGCCGCCACCCGGCTGTCCACCGGCCTACACCGCCGGCTGCTGGGCCTGCTGGCCTGCCGCGCTCACCGGCACCGCCGGCTCACCCGGTGCGACCGGGGCCGCCCCACCGAACGACAACCCCAACGCGAGGGCGTCCTGGTCACGCATCGCCCGCCACCGCGAAAGCTTCTGCGGCGTCATCCCCGGGATCATCGACCACGCCGCTTCCTGCGGCACCCCGATCGACGCGAGCTTCGTGATCGCATCGACCCGCTCCGCCTCCGTCCGCGTCTCCGGGTCACGCCAGATCGTTTCGATCCTGGCGTTCATCGCGCGGTCCTCGTCCCCGGACCAGGCGAACGCCAGCCGGATCGCGTCCTCCCACGCCTCCCCGAAGGTCAGCATCTTCGCGCGCACCCGGGCAACCAGGCCGGCTTCTGCGGCCTTCAACGCCTCCGCCGACGAGTTGACGATCTCCCCCATGAGGTAGTGCGGTGGGGTGCGCGTCTGGGCGGCGATGTGCCGGACGACCATCTCGATCCCACCCGTGTAGTTCCCAAGGTCCGACGCTGAGAACTCACCGAACCGCACGTCCGGGTCTTCGGTGGTCCAGAGCGTCGACTGGGACGCGATGAACTGGTTGTCGAGCTGCTGCCCGGTCTCCGGGTCCGTGGGGATCTCAATGCCGGTCGCGTACCGCTGGCGGAACGCGGCGTACTCGGAGGCGACCATCATGTCGGCCAGCAGTTTGTTGATGGCGTCCTGCATCGGCATGATCGGCTCGATGTCCGACCGGCCGTCACGGTGGCGCAGCGTCGGCCGGTTCACGAGCGGCACGATCGGCACCATTCCAACTCGGTTCCGGATCCACCCCTGCGGCTCCCACCCGCCGATACCCATGAGGCTGCCCGCCTGACGGGCCCACTCTGCCCGAACCTCGGGGGTCCACAGGACGCACCGCTCGGACCCGTCGGGCTCCATCCACGTGTGCACCCCGGCCAGCCGCCGCGTCGGCCGCACCGGGTCACGCTCCACCGCGGCCCGTGACGCCGGCACCGTCAACACCACCGGACCGTCCGGGCCCGGGCCCGTCACCAGGTGCGCCACACCGAACTTCACGGCCTCGTCGTGGGCCTCCCCGGACCGGCTGTCCAAGCCGTTGGACTGCCAGATCTCCCACGCCGCGTCATCACCGGTCTCGTCCGTCCCGCCGGCCCGGAACCCGTCGACGACGAGGCGTTCCGTCGCGGCCTCCACGACCACGCCAAGCCAGTCGTCACGCAGGGGCTCAAGGAGGGCACCGAACGCCTCCCGGTACCGGGTCTTCGCGAACGCCAGCGGGTGGTCACCGTCGACGTAGCGGGCGATCATGTCGTCCGTGAGGCGCCTGCTGGCGATCTTGTCGAGCAGCCGGTCACGCCACCACTCCGGCGTGCCGACCTCATGCTCCCCAACCATCCCGATGCTCGTGATGACCTGGACGGATTCGGCCATGTCAGACGAACACCAGGCCGCCGCGACGGCGCGGGCGGGCATCGGCCGCGACCGCGTCCCCGCGGGCTTCCCACGCCAGTACGCACGCCACGGCCCCGTCCATCTTGCGGGGTGAACCCGGCCGGTCCTTGCCGATCAGCATCATGGGGCGGCCCTCCTCGTCCTTCACGTTCGTGCGCCACCGGCGGGCGTTCGCTATGTGCTGAGTCAACATCTCGTCACCGTCATGGCACAGGTCCGCCCCCGCGAGGGCGTCACGGAACGCGCGGACTGCGTAGGCCATCGGGCGGGCCCGGTTCGTCGTCCAGTGATGCACACGCCGCTCGCCCCACCTGCCCCGCCACGTGTCCACGAGGCCACCGATCTTCTGGGGGTCGATGTAGACCCGCCACGGATGCCACTGCTCGAACGCGTCCCGCATCACGGCGTCCACATCGTCCAGCGGATGCTCGTAGTCATCGCCGGCGTGCTCGGGCCGCGTCCAGATCCCCAGGGGCCACAGGAAACCCTCATCGACATGGCACGCCACGACGGCGAGGGAGTCCTGAAAGCGGGCACCGTCCACCCCGATGGTGATGAGCGACCCGGCGGGTGGCACCCACGTGGGCACGGCAAGGCCCCGCCACTTGTCCAGGTCGAACGCGGCATCCGCCTCACTCCGGATCCGGTTCAGGAAGAACCGTTCGGCCTGGGCGGGGTCACGGCCCAGCAGCGCCTCGATCTCACCGTCGATGCGGTCCGGGTCCACCCACCCCCGCCGGCCGCGAACCAGGCTGTCACCGTACGCACGGCGCATCATCTGCCGCCGCTCGCGCTTGTTGAACACGCTGCCGGCACCCGGGTCCGTGCGGTCCCGGTACACACCGGGCTCCCCGGACTCCGCGGTCTGCTGCGCCACGCTCCCCTCCGCGGGGTCCCAAGCGTTCGTGGTCTCCAACCACCGGCCACCCATACCAGCCAGGTTGCGCCTCTGGTTGTCCGCCAGACGGCGGCCACCGTTCTCCGAGGTCCACGAGTGGGTCTCGTCCTGCACGGTAAAAGTCACGCGCTGCCCTAGGCGGGACCTAGCCGACGCCGTGACCGGCTCGATCCTCCCACCGCCCGGGAGGTTCACCCGCGACTCCCCGGTATCCGGAACGCTCTCCGTCAGCGGCCCAAGCTCGATCATCGGCACCAGGGCACGAAACACGTTGTCGGTCTGGTCCTCCGACACCGCCGTGATCTGCACCCACGGCGTCGGCCACGGCCTGCCGACCGGCTCCCCCTGGGCGTCCCACCCGTCGAACAGCACCGGCGCCTCATGGTGCGCCTCCGCGATCGCCAACGCCGCCGAGAACGGGCCCTTGCCCCACTTCTGCGGCCGGACTAGCTGCCCACCACGGAAGTGAAGGAACCTGCCGGTCGCCGCGTCCAGGGCGTAGAACTGGGCGACGAAGTCCGCCATCTCCCGGGTCAGAAGGAACGGCTCACCCGCGTGGATGCCATCCGGGATCACGCAATGCGCCTCGATCCACTCCACCACCAGGCCGCCGAGCGTCGGAACCTCACCGGGCACCTCCGGGCCACGCCACGGCACCCCCGGCTACTCCTGAACGACAGCCCGCAACCGCCGCGCAGGCTTGCGCGCCGGCATCGCCACCACCTCACCCGCCGGCCGGGGCGTGACCTTTCGACCCATCCGCTTCAGATCAAGAGGCGTCCCACCGAAGTCCGCAAGCTGAAGGCGGAGCTCCTTCAAGAGGTTGAGATCACCATCAGACCGAAGCCAGTCGTCGTACAACACTGCGACCTGCTGCAACCGCATGAAGTGAACGGCAAGCCACTCCGTCGCCATCGGCGAGCGGCACCATGTGGCATACCACTCCACCGTGTCGGGAAGCCATGAGCGCCACTGCGGAAGCGGAGGGAACTCGCCCGTGTTTCCCTCAGCGGGAAGCTCGACTTCCGTGACCTTGTTGCGCCGGCGACGCTGGTCCGCCGGCTTGGGAACCGTCCGTCCTGCCATGGGCTCCTCTCGGGCACCCGCCTGCATCACGCAGGCCAGGTAAGAACCATTCTCATTACTCCAGGCCGTACAGACCGCGAGACGCG